TTGACGGATGTTAAGAAACTACAAACTCTGTTTCTTGGAAATGTCCGCGGTGAATCTTTTGAGGATTATAATCACGAATGTCAGAGATACGACACAATATCGGATTGGGCAATTCAGTACCTAATAGGATGCACGATGGTTGCTTTAGAAGACTACGCCTTCGCGGCCAAAGGAAGAGTGTTTCACATAGCGGAGAACACGGGTATTCTCAAATACAAACTCTTTCAACAGGGAATACCGCTGGAAACGATCTCACCATCAGCAGTGAAGAAGAACGCAACTGGCAAGGGCAATGCGGACAAGGAAATGATGTATCAACATTTTGTCTCAGAATCTGGCGTGCTGCTGAAGGATATAATAACACCCAATAAAAAAGATGTCGGAAACCCAATTTCCGACATCGTTGATTCTTACTATATTTGTAAGAGTCTTTGGCAGAGTCAATCTGCCAAGAATTAGTTGGTTTATTTCTTCAAAATCTGTGAGAGTATAAATACTCTACCAACAGTTGAAGTAGGGTTGACCTTAGCAACTTCTCTCATTAGAGGATTTACCCAAAGTGTTGTGGCTGGATCACCTCCCGTAAATAGGGGTCCTCTTTGGAAACAATCAGGTTGAGAGTGCATCGGTAAAACCATACTAATCCTTTTTCGCACGAATTGTTGTATCTCGTTACCCGGAGAGCAAAGACACACTTATGGTGTGTCTTTGTCATTTAACTGACAGTTGGAGAGCCTGGTTGTTCTGTTTCTTTTGGCTTTAGTGGTTCATCTCTAGTTTCTCCGTTTTCCTCACAGAGAAGCGGTCTTCGAATGAATTCACGATAGCCCCAGAATGATGCTAGAATTACAACTGGCATATACCAGAAGAGCCAACCGTATGATGGTCTTGCTGCTCCTGTTTGTGCAATTTCATCTTTGATTTGTAACATAACAACATTGTCGCTCGTATTGTCTGGAACGATGAATGGCGTTGTGTCGCAAGCCACTAAGAGTAGGAGAGAAACAATTACTAGTAAATATCTTAGGTGTCTCATGTTTCTCCTTATGGTTTGCTTGGGGTTGCTGCGGCTGTACCGAAGTAGAATCCTACGATGCTCAGTAGAATCTCTCGGTTCTCGGAAGACCAGAAGAATCCGTTTATCTCAACGAATCCCTTCTTTGCGGTTGCTGGAATCAATCCAAACAAACCTTCTGGATTCTTAACATCGACTTCTACGAAGGTTGGAATTCCGAAGAATGGTAGAATGAATGGTGCTGCGAAAGCACCAAACAAAACGGTAAGAACGATTAGTTGACGGACTGCTCTACCAGCGTCAATTCCGACTCGTTGTACTGCTTGATTTTGATTTTCAGTGGTTTGCTTATTCGCTTGAATAAGTTGCTCAAACATTTGCTTTTGATCAGCACTCTTTTGAGCCATGAACTTGAACAGGAAGCCCGTAGCCCCACCGCCAATCATACTAATAAGTTCAGGTGAAAACATAATTTACCTCCGTTACTTGTATTTATGCTTCAGGTGCTTTGCCAAACCGTTTTATGGCATTTTCTGTGTTTCTTGCGGGGAAGCCACTTGGTCCTTCACGCACGAACTTTGCTTGGGTTTCTGCTATTCCAGGTCTACCCATAGAAGAAACAAATCCCTCATGTTCCCCATCAGCGGTCTTTAAATCAAACTGATCACCATGCTCTGCAAACTGATCTAGAATAGCATGTTTTGCCGCATTTATATGACCATGAGCAGCAAATGCATTGGTAAAATGATGAGCATTTTGATTAATTGTAGCATGGAAAGAATCAATCATTGCTTTCTTTGTTTTTTCTGAAAGATTTCGTTGAGATGCTTTTGCCATGTGTACTGGGATAAATTCTGTCAATCCTTTTAGTGTTCTTTCACCGGATGTTCTAGCGGCATGATTAGAATACTCCTGAAGCATCCTATGAAACTTCTTATCCTGTGGTAATTTTCGTAGGAACTTCGTGGTTCCTTTTTGTGCTAACGCTTTTTGTGCGGCAGCAATCGATGAAGTAACTATTTTATGTCTCTGTGCAGTTAGAGAAAGTTTAGTTTTTGGTGTTATGGCAAGATTTGGAATAAATGCACCAGCAATCTGTAAACCAGAGTGATCTGGATGACTTGATGTTTTGCGAAGATTTAATCCATCGGTGCTATATTGTGAGTGTGGAGCAAAACCAATCTCGGCTCCATGCGGAGCATGATATGTGATTGTATTTGGTTGAACTGTACCCTGATGACCAGAGGTAAACAATAGATCTCCCTGAACAGCGGTTCCTGGCTTTAGATTTAGTCGTTGTGCCAATCTTAATGCCGGCACGAGTTCACGGGTAAAGTGTTCTTTACCAGCGGCAAGAATTTGATCTTCAGATGTAAACTCAGCCGCACCGGACTTATAAGCCACAGCGGGTGTGCCATCCTTATGTTTTTTTACCACGATGCTCATACCACCGTCTGCTTTTAGGGACATCTTATGGTTAGGTGTACCCCTACCCCTAAAACGACGATGAACCGCGTTTAAATGCTTTATAGCGAGTTCTGGTTTACCATAGTACAGGAAGTCACCCAAATGCGTCATGTGTCCAGTAGTCTCTACAACGCGACCCTTTGCTTCTAGGAGAAGGGACTCTAAAAGCCGTCTTCCAACATGGGGCGCGCCGGCTTTTACTCTCTTCTTATGCTTCTTTGCAGCACTTGGGGTAACTACTACATCTTCTGGCTTGCTTGCAGGAACACCTATACCAGAGATACCTCCTCCGCTTACAGAGTTGGCTGGTGCAGCCGCAACTGCTCCATCTTCAAATAATGGCATTACATATTCAAGAAATGCTTGACCATTTCCACCCAAGGCGTCTACTTCCTCTGCTAACGAATTCAATGCTGCCATTGGATTCGTTGTGGTGTATCTGATCAATGGATCGGATGAGGTGAGCAATGCTCTTTTGAGGACAACAACAAGACGATAAAATGAATTACCGGCTCGTCTTTCTCTTTCTGTTTTATACTCTTTTGGTGTTTTTAAAAACTTACCGCGAGAATCTATTATTCCGGCTTTGTAAATCTCCATCTGGGTATACGGCTTAGTCAACTCAGAGAGGAAATCCCAGATGGTGAAACTTGTTACAATGTCGGAGAAAGATAGATTGCTCATTTTAGATTATTCAGTATAGTTGTTATTCTATGATCACTTACAATTTTAGTCAAGTCAACTTCAGGTATGGTCTTTGGTAATACTTGTAAATATTCTAAGAATGATTTGAGATACGGGTGCAATCTTGGACATACTTTAAAGAAAAGAATTCTAGAACAGGCTTCGTTTCCAAATACATTGTTCAGAAGAATGATGTGATTTAGTACTAATCTTTCTTTTAGAATTCGTTTCTTGTCGTATCTATTCAGTAATCTCTTAATGTACTTTACTCGCGTTAGGTCATCATTAAATTCAGTGATGCCTTTACACATTGGATTATCATATGCCTGCATTGCATACATGATAAAGTTATCATCATTAAGAGATCCAAATTTCATTACTTAGTTCAGACTTCTTCGATTTGTGCATTAATCATGAATACACCAGACTTATCACCACCTTGTGGGGCAGCGATCTTGCACTTTAGTACGAAGTTCTTTCCGCCAAAACCATTTGTTTTTTCGAATCCATCTGCTAAGTTGTGACTTGGAGATGTACCAAAGGTTCCGCCGAATCTCTGTATTGGGAATGAATATTCTTGGTTAACATTCAATTCGGTTCCACGGTTTAGATCAAAATCAATACCAGCCAAGTTCATTTTGGCACGGAGTAGATAAAGAGCAGATCGTGGATCAATGTATGACTTTGAGCAGAATGCTGTGATAAATGCATTCATCTTATGAAGATCATACTTGTCATCATATGAGATGGGCTTTACATCTGGTTGTGCTGAACGACCAGTTGTCTTTGGAGTTGGATCATATCCAAACTGTCCACCCTCTACATGATCTTCTTGGATGTCTATTATTTCGTTTCTGAGTTCTTTAAATCGTTTCATAGGTTCCTCTTAAGGTTATTTATGTTGTTTTGCAACTCTGAGTCTAAACTTGATCTTGGGGAATTCCTTCTTTAATTCCCCCACCGCTTCCACATTTGCTCTATGGTCATCCATAAAATCAACATGAGTTATTTTCTTTTTTCCCGTCAAATGTGCTTTTAGTGCTGTTCTTTTTGCGTTTGGATCGGATGAACCAACAGCAATTATCTTTAGATGCTTTCCAGCAATTCCTCTACCCTTAAGATACTTACGGATTGATTTTGCTGATTTTGGCTGTCTAGCGGTAAGAATTACTACCTCTTTCTTTTTTCTAGACACTTCTCTTGCTATTGTATCTGCTGGCTTAAGTGGTTTTGCGTTCTTGACTTTATTGAATTCGGAGAAATCCAATTCTTCTTCAT